CCTGGTCAATCACCATCAGCGTGTTCGTGTTAGTGATGACCACCGGCGTGCTCCACCAGGTGGCCACCGGCGTGCCGTCTCTGTACACGTCCTTACTCCACTGCGTCAGGCCGGCCGGCGGCAAAATAGAAGAGAATGTCGTGAGTAGCCCTGGCATTTCGATGTGAGGACTCCATAGCAGCAGCGTTACCCACAGCACTATCAATGACAACAGCCCGGCCAGCATTTGTAGCCAGGCACGCGGACGGCGGACTGTCTGCTTATGATCCGTCTCCGGCGTCGCTGGCACGAGCAACTTAAACCCTAGCGCGTCCATTGCCCCCGGAATATCTTGTTGCGCTGCCAGTTGTACCGTAGTCTGCGCTGTGCGCCACGCCACATCTATATCCATTCCGGCGCTCAATCCAGCGAACAACGCCTTCGCCAGTATGTCGGCTCCGGCCAGGATGCCCGCCGTACCGCCGTAATTATCGCCCGGCCCGGCGATCACCGCCCGGGCGCCGGCTTCGAAGAGCGCATCGATCATGTCACGGTTTTCCAGCCCGTAGCACACGCCGAGGAAGACCACCGTCTTGTCCAGCGGCCAGGCCCGCACCTGGTCGGCGGTCGCCACAACCTGGTGCGCGTCATCCTCCCACGCGCGCCCATCGTCGCTGGGATGCAGGAAGACGCCCAGCGCATCCGGTGGATCATGCACCGGTCCGGTCGTGCTGAGCTGTGCAGCGCGTCCGCCGATGGCCCGCGCATTGTCCATAAACGACTTTAGTGTCAGGATACCCGTCTTCATCATCCCCCCAAAATCAACTTTTCCAGTGTCTGGGCGTCTGGTGGCTCGATGCCGACATCCCATCCCGTGCCCGCTGCGTTCAATGTTACCCGTTCGACGAAGAAACGACCGGGCGGGATCACATCTACGAGCGTGGGCGCGATCACGTCGATTTGTTCCGCCCACGCGCCCGGTTGTACCTGCCACGGGTCCAACTGCTGCAGGTTCGTGTTGTGCGGTTCGCCCTTGCGCCAGTAATAGCCCAGAGCGTCGCTCACCGGCTTGAAGTACAGCCGCTTTTGTGCATCGATGCCCGCGATGACGCGACCGGCCGTGCTCCCGGCCTCCTGCAAGTTCACCATCTCCTGCTGGCCGGTGTAGTTATTCGACCGGTGGCGGCTCGTGGTGATCCCGCTCGCCGTTACCTGGGTCATATCGTCGCTCACCCAGGCAAAGTCTCCGGCAATCAGTTGCGCAATGGCCGCGGTGTCCAACTGCCCGGTCGCGGTATCACTATAGATCTGATGTTGCAACCTGGCCCAATGCCCAAAAGCCACCATCTCGCAGGTCACTCGCTCGCTGCGGCTGCCCGGGTTGAGCAGCGGCGTGGGCCAGGCATACAGCGCGAGATACTGATCGCGGTACGCATCTGCCAATTCTGGCGTCATCCCGTCGCCGGAAATGAGCTGCTCGATTGTGCCGTACCGGGCGATACTGGCCGCGTCTTCGCCCCAGTCCGTAAGCGCCCGGTCTCCCACCGTGCCATCTGTGGCGTAGGAGTATTCTACCGCTACCCGATTACACAGCTTATCCAGGCTATAATCGAACGTCCCCCACGGCGTTTGCAGCGTTACCGCCCACAGCACGCCGGCCCAGATACGCGTCGTATCCGGCGCGTAGATATCCAGGTCCGCCAGCAAGCGCGTCGCCCACAGCCACAACGCGTCCGCCGCGCCCGTCGCCGTGAAGCGCGCGGCCTCGCAGCCGCCCACCGCCAACCAACTCACTTCCGTAAGCGCGAGCCGCGTTTGGTGAATCACTGGCTTCCCATTCAACGTAAAATCTAGCGTCATCATCCCCGGTGATAGGCCCTCTTCCACGCCCACGCCTGTAAGCGATCTACCCAAGCTATATACTTACCTCGCTTGAGCATCTGCGCGTACACGCCCGCCACAACCACATCCAACACTCGCCATACCATAGCGCTTTCTCCTGTCTACCGTCTACCGTCTACTTACAGCAGCGCAAAGCGCGCCGCATACTCCACGCGCACGCTCATCGTCCGCGATTTCAGCACATCCCCCTGGTCCCCGATCTGCACGAAGTACAAGCGCTGATCCCTTCCCGGAACCAGCTTAGGCCGCTGACCCGTGCCCAACACAATCGACCCGGCCCGCGCGGTGTAATGCGCGGCCACCTCGTCATTGATTCCATCATCAACAGTGTATTGCTGATAGACGGCATTGTAGGCGCGATAGGCGATCTTGCGAATGCCTAAATCCGTGGGGATGAAAAGTACGTAGTCGAGCGTTGTTTCCGCCGTATTATCGTCGGACTTCAGCACCAGGTCGAACAGGTACGGCAGCGCCGGCGGCGCGACCTTCGGCCACGGCGGCAGTTCAATCGTGCCCAAGGGGATGATGTGATCGGCGGCCACTGCCGAAACCGGCGGTGTCAGCGCCTTCGTCTCCGTCAGTTCTGTTTCGATAAGACTCGTTTCGAGCCAGTATTCTGTGTCCGCGTCGAACTCCCCCACCACAAAGGCGAACCACGTCCCCTCCCACGTGCGCGTGGCGGCGCTGGCAAATTGCCATTGCGCCACCACTGCGCCCGCGCCGCGCAGTACCGTGTCTAGATTGGCGTCTGCGTCTGTGTACATATCCAACCCCTCGACCGCCGAGCTCGCATCTTGCAGGAACGCGCCGTGCGTCGGTCCGGTGGAGATGTGCCGCAAGCCATAGTAAATCTGCGCCAGCCGCCGGTCATTGTTGTACGTGTTCTGGAAAACCAGGCGGAACGGCGCGGGCAGGTCGCCCTCCACGTCATCGCCGACGATACCCACCCAGTTGTTCAACGCGGCCTCGGCAGCATTGTCCACCGTCAAGCCGGTCTGCACGTCCGTGCCGTGCACGTTAGTCAGCGGCAGCGTGCCCTCGGTCCCCCGCGCCTGCTCGCGCGTGATGACCAGCAGGGCGTCCAACATACAGCCGTGGGATGTATAGCCTACGTAGTCCGCCGTATCAAGCGAGCCGCCGCGCACCCGCGCCTGGCGCTGCGCGCGCCCGGTCGGCGTGTGCCGGATCCACAACGGCGAGACGCGCCCGTCATCCGTCGCCTCTGCCGCGTCGTTGAGCCACACTTCCAGCGTGGAGGCGTGCGCGTAGACCGCGCTGTGATCGATCCCGTGAATCTCGATCTCCAACGTCTCGCTGCCGCTTTCCCCGCGTACTGCTGCCGGCTTCCACTGGCGCACCACATACACCGGCCAGTCCAGCAGGAGTGTCTCCTCGCGCAAATCGTTGTACAGCTCAAGCACCGCCATAAACGCGTTGCCTCCTCAGTTTCCACGTTAACCGGTTCACCAGCGCCTCATCGTCCTGCGCCCCATACACATTGATTTCGCCGATCTCCTGACGGTTATCTACGCTCCGCGCCTGCGTCCCCAGTGGATCGCGCGCCGGCAACGCCGTCAACGAGCCGCCCAGTTGCGGGAACTCCGTCCGCGCCAACTGCCGCGCGGCGCTTCCGATCCCCCGCAGGCCGAGCTCGAAGGGCGTGGGTGAGCCTGGCGTGAGCCACTTCGGCAGAGAAAGCCCGCTGATCTTGTCTGCCAGATCTTGAATCCACTTGATAGCGTTCTGGAACGCCGTCGATATACCATCCACCCCGCCTGTAACGTTCCCCAGCCATTCACCGAACTTCTCCAAAATCGGACCAAACGTGTCTTGAATCCACGCGCCTGCCGTCTTTAACGCCGGCAATAGCACGTTCTCCCAAAGTCCGGCCAGTGCGGTAACCGCTACTCCGACCACTGCGCTAAGCAAGTTCCCCAACGACTCAAAAAGCGGCACCAGATTGGTCTGGATGAAACTCCACACGCTGCGAATGGCCGGTAGCAACGTATTTTCCCAGAACCCCTGTAGCACGGTAATCGCGGCTGGCACGTTCGTGCTCAACCAGGCGATCAAATCCTGTAATGCCGGGCGTAGGGTGCCCTCCCAAAAAGCGACAATTGCCTGGAATGCCAGTGGTATATTCGTTTTGAGCCATTCCCCGACCGCCGCCGCCTTCTCCTGGATGCCGCCCCAATTCTCCTCCCAGGCCGTGCGTAACAGGGCCACAACAGCCGTTACAGCGGCTATCACCGCGATCGGCCCCGCAATCGCGCCGATTGCAGGTAACAGCGCGGCCATAATCACCGCTCCGACTGCCGTCAGGCCATCTTGCAGTTTTACATTTTGCCCAATCCAGCCGGCCACCATCGCCACGTAGGGCGCCGCCCACGCGATAACCTGTTGGATCAACCCGCCGAATTCGCGCAACTTCGCCACAAACGCGTCGAATGCTGCCACCACGCCCGGCGGCACGCCGAGCATCAACATCGCCGTCGAGAGACCCTGGAAGACGTCCCCGCCGCCCTTGACGTAGTTGATCAAGAGCGCCAACACTTCCCCAAACCGTTGCAGGTGGGGCACCAGCCCTTGCACTCGCGTCAGCAACCCTAGGAGTAGAGGGAGCAATGTTTGCAACACCGGGATGAACGCCAACCCCGCCTGATCCTTGGCATTCTGGATTTGCGCGCTCATCTCTGCCAACTGCGCCGCCGCCGTTCCCGCCACCTCCGGCATCGCCGCCGTGTTTGCCGCCAGCTTTTCAGTGACCACCGCCATCATCCCGGCCTGCTGCTGCGCCTTCGTCAGGCTGTCGGCCTGGACGCCGAACATCTTCGCGGCGCGTGCCGTGGCCTCCTCTAACGAGACCTGGATGCTGAGATTGTCGAGGATCGCCGGAGATAGACGCCCTACGCCGACGACGAGGCTATCCATCAGGAAGCCCATATCTTGACCGGTTGCCGCGGCCACCTTGCCCACATACTGCATCGCATCGGGCAACTGATTGGCGAAGTCCTTGCTCACGAGCTGCGCGGCCTTGTTATAGGTCAGCATCAAATCGCGCTGGCCGACCATCCCCGCGCTACCCTTTTCCAGGGCTGCTAACACTTCATTACCGGACCTACCCGAAGCGGTCGCAATGCCATCAAACGCAGCTTGTACGTTTTGTAGCGATGCCGCCGACGTGGTGAACGAGAGGAGCGCCAGCCCGGCCGCCGCTGCCGCCGCGCCAATCACCCCAAACGCCTTTAACGCTACATTCCCCGCCGCTTGCAAGTGTGGAATGGCGCCCTGTATCGCGCCCCCGATCTTACCCGCAATCGTCGCGCCGATGCTCCCCGCCTTGACGACCGCGTTGCCCAGGGTTCCCACAATCGCCTTGCCCACGTTGCCCATCGCGCCAAGGACACCGCGCGCCATCCCGGCTGCGCCGCCTACAATCTTGCCAAAGCCACCGGCAATTTGCCCCAAGCCGGTCACCAGCGGGCGGGCCACACTGGACACCGTCGCGCCAAACCGCTTGAACATCGCCCCCGCCCGCCCAATCGCCGAATTGCTGGCAAAAAGGCCCTGCAGCGGCGCCATGTTGCTGACAAAGCCACGGATCTTAGCGCCGGCCGTCTCGATGCCGGTCGCCACACTGTAGCGGATCACCGTCCCCGCGCGCTCGAATGCCCTGCCGATGGCGCGCGTGCCAGGGATGGCGCGTAGCACCGCCCCACCCACCGCGCCCACGCCGCGCGCCGCGCCCAGGGCCAGGTTTCCCATCCCCTTCAGCACGTCGCCCATCCCGCTGAAAGCTGTGCGCGCGCCCTTACTGATCCGCTCCACATTCTTCGTGGAAACGCCCACTTTCGTCACTGCGCGCTCGATCCCTGCCAGCGTTTTTGTGACCTTATCCACGGCCTCAAAGACCGCGGTTACCGTGTACGACTTTCCTGCCATCGTTGGTTATCCCTAAAAATACCTTCCGCTAATGTGAATACCCGGAACAAAGAAAGGGCAGCACTTACGCTTTGCCCTTTCTTTTTTTCTGCCGCGCCCTCGCCTCCTGAATCACCAGCGCCAACGGTAACTCTAGCTCAAACGCGGCCGCCGCGCGCCCATAGTGCGCTTCGACGTATTCCAGGTATTCCAACGCCTCCCAGTATCCGCGTCGTGTCGCTTGCGCCAGATGCGCGACTTTCGCCGCCCACACGACCTCTGGCGCATCTGCCTCACCGCCATTTACACAAAGTCTAGCGATTCCCCCGCTTCATCAGCCGCGTCTTCGTCCTCCTCGAAATCCGTGTTGACCGCCTGGCCGATGATGTCCATCATCACCTGCCCGTCGGCGTGCAGGAGCGTGCGCGCTTGCTCGTCCGTCTCCACGCGCGGATTCAACAGCAGATACCGCAGGAGATAGATGAAATAGCCCTCGGAATCGGCGCGCTTCTGGCCCATCCTGAAGCGACTCTGCGCCTTCAAGAGCATGGAGAGAGGCACGCGCGTCCGATGCCGGATGTAGGCGTTATAGCGCGGTAGAAACGTCTCCGCCTGGTCGCGCGTCGCGTCTTCCTTACACAAATCAGCCAGCGTCACAAATTGTTTTTGCTCGTCCATTATTCTCCTCCTGTGCTCCCATTCGCTAGAATCCCGTCACCCACGCCCCGGCTCTCTAACGCCAGGAACTGCCCCTCGATGTCCTCGGTAAAGGCCTCTTCGTCGCTGCCGCTGCTCATGCTGTGGGTGTACACCATGCACCCCCGCAAGCGTTTGAGCACTGTGCCGGAATCGCGCTCGCGCCACTCCACGTCGAAGACAAACGGGTGCATCACCCCGTCCATCGCGTCGTCGGCCAGTAATGTCGCGTCGTTTGTGATGTACGCGACGTCGCCATCGTCGGTCAAGGCGCTGAGGAACTCAATCGCATTGTTGACGTAATCGATCAGGTAATCCGTGCCCTCGTTAAGGACAGTGCCATCATCCAGCATCACATAGAGCACGCTCACGATATGGTAGGTCGGCGTGTACGTTGAAGCGCCGACGGTCAATGCCTCGACCTGGATCTCCGTTGTGCCCGCGATCAATTGCGCGAACAAGTCCGCCTGCTCGCCGATGTTCAAGTAGTTCTTACTAATCTTGAACTCCCCCTCCGGCACACCCGTTTTATGATACCGGTTGCGCGGGAATCCCAACCCCGCCCCGCCGGCCCGTGCATTTTTATCGACGCTATATTCCACGTCCTGCACCTCGATCAACTCATATGCACCATACCGGATCACGCACTTGACCTCTGCACCCGTGTATGCGCTCGGTATCCATCCAATTCCCATTTCAAGCCTCCTTCAGCTTAAAGATTATGACAGAATATACCGCCGCCGAAATCATCAATTGCGCCAACGGCTGGCGAGCCGGGGTTATAAACCCCAATCTCAAACCCGACACGCCCGCCAGCTGCGTATGTAACATCTGTTGCAGCGCAAACCTCCGTCATGGTGACGCCATCCCCTACAACGACACTCAGCCCATCCGCAACCAACTCGAACCGCACAACATCGCCAATATTGACTGTATACGTCTCCTCGTTCAGCTGCACAAAGGTCTCGTAGTCGTCGATGCGATAAATCCCTACAGTAGAGCTGCCGATCAATGCCATATAACCATTTACAGATATGGCTTCTGGATTCCGTAGCCGCGCTAGCAGCATGTAAGGGACATTGGCATTGTCACCCTGCTTGGTGAAATACACGCTCTCGAATCCACCGGACTCGGGTATTACGAGCCAGTAGGCCCCAACTTCAGACAGACCATCTGTAGTGCTGGCCTGTCCATCTACAATAACTGGTGCACCGCCAGATGAACGGGCCAGTGGATTAGTCAACCAATCGTCACCCAGTGCACCATCAGTGCGATTGAACGCATCCAGCAATACATAGGGTTCGCACACCTCATCAATCGGGCGTGTCACCACCGCCAGGAACTCGCCCTCTAGATCCTCGGTGAACGCTTCCTCGTCACCGCCGCTGGACATAGAATGTGTGTACGGCATACAACCGCGCAACCGCTTCAGCACCGTACCGGAGTCGCGTTCGCGCCACTCTACGTCGAAGACGAACGGATGTCGCAGACCTTCCATCGCATCATCAGCCAATGCAACTCCATCCGTAATATAGACAATCACTCCTGCAGTGGTGATTGCATTAAAATAGATCGTATGTGTTTCGTAATCGACTACATAGTCTATGCCTTCATACAACACTCTGCCAGTCGTCAGACGTACGTATAGCACGGATACAATTGCTCGTGTGGTCGTGTGATTAAAAACATCAGCCGCCAGAGCCTCGGATTGTAATGTCTGTGTTCCGGCGATCAACTGCGCGAAAAGGTCAGCTTGATAGCCAATGTTTAGATAGTTCTTGCTGATCTTCCACTCGCCGGACGGCACGCCGCGCTTGTGATAGCGGTTCCGTGGATGCCCCAACCCCGCACCGCCCGGGCGCGCGTTGCGATCCACGCTATACTCCACGTCCTGGACCTCCAGGAGATCATAGTCGCCATACCGTATAAAGCACTTCACTTCCGCGCCGGTGTAGGCGCTGGGTTGCCATCCTATGCCCATAACTAATCCTCCAGATACCGCAAACTCAACGTTGCGACCACGCGCCCCACCCGGCGCGCATCGTCCCAGACCTCGCTGCTCGGCTCGCCTACGGCCGCGCTCTTGATGCCCTGCTGCCCCAGGTACCCGCAGCCCGGCTCCCCGAAATCCTCATCATCGCGGTCGGCGTTCTCATAGTCGGCCAGCAGCGCTTCACGCACACACTGTAAAATGCGTCGCGCCTCTAACTCCGTGGACGCGAGCACATCCACCTGATAATCAGGTCGGCGAATCCGGCGATACGTCCCTAGCCCTCTGGTCTGATTCGCCCCACCCGCCGGCGTAAATCCCACGCGCGGCAGGCCCAGGTCTTCCAACGGATAACTAGGCACAAACTGCACCAGCCGGTATAGCGGATGGGTCGTGTTGAATGGCGCGCTGCCCTTGAGTGCGTAGATCACCGCCTTGATCGCGTCAACCTCGTTCATAAAACCTTCCGGGTACTGCCATTAACGGAAGCACTTAAGCTACTTCCTGCACCAGCCACGCCAGCCGGTAGACCAACTGCCCGGCCTCGCGCCAGTCCTCAACCCGCGCCACCCAGTAGATGATTCCATCCACAGTGAGCCGGTCTTTGAAGGTCAACGTCACATCATACGCCACAAATGCGCGCAACTGGACCTCAACCTCTTCGCCCAGCGGCGTTTTGACGAAGCGCTGGCCCGAATTCCCGCCACGCGCCGGTTGCACGAATGCCAGAATTGATTGTGGCGTACCATAGGTTGGACCGGGCGGCGTCCCCGTCGTCGGATAGGACGCGGCTTCCGGATCCGGCGTGTGCCAATCACCGTCTACATACGTCCCCGTCGCGTTGGCCGCGAAGGGGATGCGCGTGATCGTCTGCCCGTGCGCCTGAACGCGCTGCTTAAACTGCGTTGCCTTGCTCACGCCCCAGCTCCTGCGCCGCCGCGCGCCAGCGGGTCATTTGCTCTATGCTCAAGCTGCCCGGCTTGGCCACTAGCTCCACGATACGGGCGTCGCTCAATGCGGCCATATCTTCCACCGAGGCCACCCCCACGCGCAGTAGCTCTGCCGCGCGGACCGCGCCTATCCCGGCGAGACGCGTCAGCGCCGTGCCCCCACGCCGCGAGCATGCCACACACACACCCCGCTCGGCGCGCCCCTCTGCCGCCGTGCGTGCGTAGAGCGTGTGGACGGCCCGACCGCACCGTCCACACACCACTGCGACGCCATACTGGTGCAGCCGCAACATCACCGGCGTACCGCCTTGACCGTCGGTGTGATCGTCCCGCTCGGTTCGAGCTTGACGCGCATATACAACCCCTGCACCGGCGCGATGATGTAGTCGGCGCTCGTGGTCGTGCTGACGACACTAGACAAAACCACGCTGTAGGTCCGTTCTGCCCAGGCCGAGGCCATTGTCGTTGTAGAGGTAGAGTCGGATTGATCCGTCGCCGTGCTCGATGCGGTCAAGACCCCGGTGGAAGTGAGTACGTCAGTTGTGGTCGTCGTCGTGACGGCGCTGGTCGTCGTGCCCGTCGAACTCTGGCTGAGATAGTCCGTGTACAGATCGATCCAGTTTGTATTGTCATAGGAGACCTGTACCGTGGTCGTCAGGGCGCCGGACGTGGCCGCGTCTGCACTGACGAAAATCTCCACGTGATCGTTGCCCCAGCCGCCCACGTAGGGTGCGTTACTATATGTGGTAGTGGTGATCGACGCGCTGCCATCGTAGAAATTGATCGTCCCCAGAATCGCGCTAGGCTCCGGCGCGGCCGCTGCCAACATCACCACCAAGCCTATCATCACGGCGGTAACGCCCAGAACTTTTACAAATGCCTGAAAACCCTTCATCGTATCCTCCTGATAGTTGACTAAACTAAAACAACGCCTTGTGCCTTATAGCGGCCCGCCAGGCGCGCCGCCAAAACCGCATTAGCTGACCCTAAGCCTAACCCCTGCGAGGCATCCAGGTCCCGGGTAGCCTTCGTCTCGGAGTAATCCCCGATCCTGAAGGTCTCCGTGTCGCCAGACAGCCCGGCATCATAGGCACTGTTGGCGTCGAGATGCAACATCTCCTGCGCCAGCAACGCCACCGCCCGCTTGATCGCCACAGGGACCGCCGCCCCGCCGACTGTGTAGGTCAGCGTTCCCTGATACTGTTTCTGCCTGAACAGATTCCGATACGTATTGAACACCCCGAAGGTCACCCGCACGATCCCCGCCGCGTCGATGATCGCGTCGCTCACGTCCACCGTCGAAGCCGAACCGGGTACCAGATACACCGTCAGCGCATCCACCGACTGCACCGGCGCGCGGGGCGTTGCTATCTGCAACACTGGCAGTCCGCCATAGTGCGCCAGCGTCGCCTGCACCGTGTCGATCACCTGCGCTGCCGCAGAGTACGAGCGACCAAGCCATATCTCCAAATCCTCAGAGACGCAGTCCAGGATACCCTCGACATAATCCTCATCGAGCGCGCTTAAATCCTCTCCCAGAAGAGTCTCGTACTCGGCTATCGTAATCAGCACCCTACACCTCTATCCATAAACGTTTACAGATACCACCGCCGCTAACCATCATTAACGGCGCTTTTCACGCTCAAACCCCACCCAACAAGCTCCGGCGTTGCCCTGTAGCGCTCACACAAAACCGCCGTTAATGTCTTGCCCAACAAACGCCAGAAACCCGCTATCCTGCGCAGCCGCATCGGGCGACGCCCCGGCGCGCAAGCGCCGCACAATCTCCAGTCCGGCCTTACCCGCTGCACCGAGGCCTAGCCGCCTATCGAAGGTGCGTTCCGGGCTGGCGAAAACAGCCCGCGCCCCGCGTGCAAGGAACGCCTGCGGGAACAACGTCTCTGCCTGATAGCACCCCTCCAGGATCACAATCGCGCCGTCGAGGCGCGGCCCGTCCTGCACTCGTTCCAACGCCAGCGCCGGAATCTGCTCATCGCCGCGCAGCACGCGCGCCCTTGGGCTACCGTGCAACGCGATGTAGATCAACTCTGCGCCTGCCAATCGCTCGTAGGGAAACGTGTCGGCGGTCAGCGGAGGACATGTCAGCGGGCGCGCCAAAATCCCCGCCATCGCCAGTCCGAGCAGATTGTTCAGCCTCCCCGACCGATAGCAGTAGATCAACGCCTTCATCGCTCACCGCCCAATCGCAACCGCGCCCGCATCCACGACAGCCACGCAATCGCGGCCAGGTGCAGCCCAATCACGATCCAGCGTAGCAGATCAGGAGGCAGTTGCTTCCTGGGCCGCACCTCGAACCCGGCATCGATGCGCCACTCCTGCATCACCTGCGCACTGTTCAACCCGGCAACCGAACGGAGCGCATCTTCAATGGAGTCCCGTGGATGCGTATCGAAATACTCCAGCAACGCCTGCACTCCATACTCACACTCGATGTACTGCACGAGACTGGCGGATTGCGCATACCACGCCAGCATCCCTGCCGCGTCCGTGTACGCGCGATACTGCATCTGTTCCCACATAAACGGCATCTCCGGCAACGTCAGATCCAGCGATGCAGTCCACATCGCCAAACCCTCAACGAACCACACCGGCAACTGCGGATACCTGGCAAACGCCAGATGCGCCACCTCGTGCGGTATCGTAATGTTGTAAATGTAATCGCGATCACACGCACACGCATCGCGGGCCACCATCATCACACCATAACGTGTATAAGCCGTGCCGGAGGACATTTCGCCGACCTGGTCAGTCAGGACCAGGCGCGCCATGCCCTGCAACGTCAGTCCTAAATCAGCCGCCAGTACGTCCAATTGCCGCTCTGCTACATCGAGCGCGCGTTGGCCTGCGCTGGGCGACTCATCGCATACAAAAACCGTCACCCGTGCCCCTTCGATGCGCAACCAATCACACGAATCGTCTGCGACCTCAACCATCTCCGGCAGCGTCTCGAACGACGACATGTCCGCGCGCACCCCGCTCCACACATACCGCAGTTCCGTAAATGGCGGTAGTGCGGTCGTGTCCAGCCACGCCACCCACTCTGCGCCATCCCGATGGCCGTTTATGACCCACTCTTGCCCGTTCCACGGCGCGCTGATGACCACCTGCGCCAGCGTCACACCCTCTCCCGTTAACGAGAAACGTGTCCCCGTTTCACCGGCGGACGACGGCGAGGCCAACAGCAGCGCCGCAACCAACGCGCACAACAACGCGCTCAGCATAGCCACCAGCCCCGCGCCGCGCTAATTGCGCGGCGATAAACGCTCTTGGCGGCCTCTAGCGACAATCCCATCGCTATGCCACACTCCTGAAACGACAGCCCGCCCCAGAAACGCAACCACAGCACGTGTTCATAGTGGCGTGGCAGATCGCGCAGCATAAAACGCAGCAGATGCGCGTCTTCCACGTCTACGGCCCGCGCCCAATCGCGTTCTTGCATCTCTACCAACCACGCGCTATCATCGCGTCGGTAGAAATCCGCGATCTTATGCCGCAGCACTCCGTTCAACCATGTACGCGCCCCGGCTCGCTCGCGCGTCGCCGCGCTCTGCCACCCGGCCAGCAGCGTCTCCTGCACCACGTCGTCTACTGCGTCCAGCGGCAGCCGACGCGACGCCTGGGCGCGAAGCCAGCCCAGATCATCAGGGTACCTGGTAGAAGAGAAGCCGAACATTCGTCAGTACCCCCGTGATTGTGAGAGGAGCCGTATAAGTAAATGGCATACCGTCAACTATAACCGGCCCGTCCAGAGATAGCCCCGCGCCGGAGGTCGTCAGCGTCACGCCGCCGGACGCTCTCACATTGAAACTATCCGGAGCCACCGACTGATACACCGTCGCGCCGCTACCGGCCCACACGAACGCACCGGCATGCCGCGCCCACGCCTGATAGCCGGCTGCAAAACTATGCGCCCCATCCGCCCTCGACTGATACCCATTGAGCACAGTAGCATACTGCCCGGTCGCGGCGTTCTCGTACCCGTTGAGCACAGTAGCGTACTGCGCCGCCGTGCCCGTGATTGTGTTGCTCACGCCCGTGCCGATGTAACCATACCCGCCATTACACGCTACCACTAGCGCAGGCGTGATTTCGCTATACGCCGTGATGATCTGCGTATAAGTCAAAATGCTGGCGTTCGCAATCGTATTGAATTGCCCTCCACTAATCGCATTGTGGGAGGTGTTGCATGTCGCTACACTCGTGTCATCATCGTATTCGGCAAAAACAGAATTCCAGGGCGTGCCAGACCACTCGAAGTACACACCCGTCGTGTATACCCCGGTTACGGTTTGAGTCACCTCATCGGAAACTGTGTTGTAGAATCCATTGCCGATCCAGTCCATATACCCGTTGACGGCGTTTCGATCCCCGCCGACAACCACGCCATAGTTTGCCGTTCCCCCGCCAATCACGACCCGGTTGAACGGCACATATTCGCTCTGACACGCGTTTCCCGTTCCCACAGTATTGCAATAGCCTCCGCCAATCCATCCCATCGACGCCACGCTATCAATCTCATTGCGATATCCGGCGACACTGCCAGAATACTGCGCCAGCGCCGTATTCTGCGTGCCACCGAGTACAGCGCCCCCGTTATGGCTACGATTGCCAAATCCGCCCGCCACCACTCCATATGGCCCCTGCACACGGTTGGTCTGCCCGCCGCCGATGGTCGCCCACCAGCCAGCGGCCTCAATCGTGTGACTCTGACCGCCACCGATCACGGCATACGGCGCGCCCTGCGTGTTGTTCAATCCGCCGCCGATCACTGAGAAATTCGCGCCGGCTTGCGCGAGATTGAGATTAGAGCCGCTGCCCCACGTCCCGGCAGCTACCGTTCCCCCCCCGGCTATCACCGCGCCATACACGCCGGTCGCGGGCGCGTTGCCGGTTGCGCCGGCGTAAACATTGGGGCTGGTCGCGTTCCCCGCGAGCGTCCACCGTCCGGATGTCGCCGCAGCCTGGACGGTATCCCCGGATGAGTCCCGGATCACACCCGTACCGTACATGTCGAGATCGCCGCCAATGGTGACCTTATCGAAATAATTTCCGCCTGATTGCGCCACCACGCCGGCGTTCGTTGCCAGTCCCACCAACAGCGCCACCAACATAAACGTCAACGCGCGTCTGATCGCCCTGTAATTCTGTTGATTTTTCATTACTGCAACTCCGCTTCAATCGCTGCTAGAATCGCCGGTCCCCACACGCGCTGCACGGCGTCCATCAGGAGGTCGTACTGCGCCTGGGTCAACTCCGTCCCGCGCCCCTCCTGCATCACCCCCACAATAAAAAATGCCTCGGCGCGTGTCTCCTCACTGGCCTGCGGATCCATAATCTGCCACCACAACGCGTCCTGGAAAACCTGCCGGATCGTAATCTCGCCGGACATCCCCCGCATTGGATCATCGTACCGCAGCATTAACCGCGTCAGATCAATCGTTACCGGCGCTTCCGGGTCGCTCTGCGCGACCTGCACGTCGAACAACGCCGCCGTCGCCATACCGAACGCCAACGCCGCTATCAATGCGGCGCCCACAATCACGGCCTTCCAAATCGTGTTCATGGTGCCGCCTCCAACATCGTATAGCAGACCACCACGTAGCCCTCGCCGGCAGTCGCGCCGCCCTGATCCCAGGTGAAGACAATGGGAGTCTCGGCGGCCACGTAAATCGGCCCGCCTGTGATTTCCGTCGCCCCGGCGAAGGCTTGTGAAAGATTGTGTTGGTAATTCTGCACAAGCCAATCCAAATCATCGGCCTTTCCCGCCGCAAATAGCGCGAGGATATTCCAAGGCGTCGTGCGCACGACCTGGCGGCTTGTGATTAAGCAGTTCGCGGGTAGCGTCGCCACAACGCCGCTCACATCCTCGAACGAGATCGGGATTTTCAAACAAACGTCGGTGGCTACCGTGTAGCCCGTCGTTGTGACCTCAACTTGAGTGTGTCTGTATGCGCCCTGAACCGGCATCGTAGCCTCCTATTCTTCCAACGTAACCAGCACAATCGCGTCTGTGGCTGCGCCGCTATCCAGAATGAACTGCAAATTGGCGATATTGGCGACTCCTAACACATCCAGCGGCGGCGTCGCATCCTGCGGGAGAAGATGCCCTAACTCATCTGTCGGCGCAGTCCCATCATACGTGTATCGCACCGCGGCCTTTGTCGAAGTGATAAAAGCGCGCTTGGCGCGCGCCAATTGCGCTTCCGTAAACCCGAAATCGTCCGCCAGCGTCAGCACCGCAGTTGATACCGTCTGAGAAGCCATAGCAAAGGCCACCGTTCCTCCGCTCGTCAGCGCCTCCAGAATCCGCGCCTCTCCCGGCGAATTCACCCGTTGCATCGTAACTCCTGTTGGCATACTCGCCTCCTACGCTTCAGAATGATACAGCACCAGGATCGCCACATTCCCCGAGGCGCTGGCATCGCCGCGCAGCTTCTTGTCCGCTGTCGGCAACTGCAATTTCGCCCGGGGCGAGAACTGGGCTGTTCCCCCGGCAGGCACGAACAAGCGGAAGATCAGTGTGTCGCTCGTTTCCTCAATGAAATCGACGTACATCGCCGTGTCTGCGCTCAGAATCACGTCATCGACGACGATCTTATCCCCGCTTTCCGGCGCTGGTGTCAGGTCCGCCGCCCCGGTCATATCCGCCGAGGTAGTCGTTTGCCGGGACGAAACCCATGCTGCACCGGCATCGCTTACCGGGACGGCAGTTGCTCTCAACTCCGTGTCCGTCAACGGACCGGTGACCGCCACGCTCTCACTATCCAGCGTCACGGCGACATCCGCCGCGCGCAGCTCCGTGTCGGTGAGTGGCCCAGAAACCGGGACGGCGGTTGCTCTCAACTCCGTGTCGGTGAGTGGTCCGGTGACCGCCACGCTCTCACTATCCAGCGTCACGGCGACATCCGCCGCGCGGAGTTCTGTGTCGGTGAGCGGCCCAGAAACCGGGACGGCGGTTGCTCTCAACTCCGTATCCGTCAACGGACCGGTGACCGCCACGCTCTCACTATCCAGCGTCACGGCGACATCCGCCGCGCGTAACTGCGCATCCGTCAACGGCCCCATCACATCCAATGGTTCGGCGCGTTCGACATTAACCCCTAGTTTCATCCCCTCACCTCGCTTTTAGCCGTAGTAGTGGCACACCAGCGTGCCGCCTGCGGAACCCTCACTATGCCGGATCACTTCGAAGCTCCTCATCGTTGCGCGCCCCTGGATCGTGATCTCGTCGCCATCGTTCGCCTCGGCGCCCACCGTGCTAGTCGGCGCCGTACCATCCGCGCGCCAACGAATCGGCTGATCCTGCACCTGGCATTGCGCTGCCTGCGCCGACGTCGGCAGCGTCAGGCTCTGCGCGTCAGTCGTGATTGCCAACGTCTGAAAGCCAACGCAGCGCAGGGTCTCATCAACCACCTTTGCCCGCGCACTCGCTGTGTTTCCCATGCTGCACCTCCCGTTTTTTCCTTCCGCTAATTACACTACTCGGAAGGCTGGCCGGTCTCCCGACCAGCCCCCGTACACTTGCTACGCCAGTCTGCTGGCGCGTCTATCGTGAAACTACTCGCTCGCCGTAGCGAACGACTGCGCTGCCGTGGTGATCACGTTCGCAATCACGCCCTGCGCCCACCAGTTGGAGCGCTCCACGAGGCACAAGTGCGACCATACCGCAAACTCGCTCGACGTGGCGCGCCCACGGCCCATCACCTTGCTCAGATTGATGGCCGTTGGCGGCACCTGCCACTCTGGGTAGAGGATCCGCACGCCCTCGTGGAACTCCACCGCCAGGTAGATGCTCCCCTGGATCGAGTAGGGACCGTCCCCGGTGGCCGTGATCGGGAAGCGCGGGTCGCTGATGATCGGCAACTCGCCTGCCGGCGTGATGACACTGGTCGCCCAGAGACCCACGCTGCGGTTTCCGCCGTCCATAATGGCGATGCTCGCGTTCGTGCGCGCCTGATATGCCTCCACGATAGCCTGATGGAAGATGGGGTTGCAGTAGATCGCCGTCGGATAGACCCCGGAGGCCATCATTTTGACGATGTGCTCGTTGATCAATCCGGCGCTCACCGCATCGCCGTCCGCGTCGTAGTAGAAGCCCGACGTACCGCTGACCACCTTGACCACCATCCCGTCGAAGTCCTCGGTGTCGGTGGCGCTATTCCCGTTGATCATGCCGTAGTCGATACCCTGGATCGTGCGCGTGGTCAGCAAGGAGAGCAGTTGCGCGGCATCGTCGTTGAACATGTCATTGTTGATGCTGATTGCGGCCCCCGGCATCATCGACGCCAGGACGTCTACGTCCTTCAACCCGCCCGACGCACCGTAGGACTTTTTGGCGACCGCGTAGGTCGCGCGCGTCGGGTTGATGTCGTTGGGGTCGCCGCCAGCCGCGAAAGACGCCTTGCGGTTGCTGCCGGAGACAAACGAGGCTGCCGTGAGGACCGCATAGATGGCGGCCAGTTGGTTTTTGATCACCGGGCGACCCAGTCCCATCAGCCGCTCATACAGCGGCGCGCGCAGATCGAGCTGCGCAATCACTTCTGGGTCGATGACCACCCCGTAGCTGGCCGCTACGTTTGCCGACAGCGCCGACATGATGGTCGGATCGACCGCTTTGCCGATATATTCCATACCCATAGTTGCACCTCCTGATGTCTATGTGTGGGTTAGGGCAGGCGTAGACCGCCGCCCGTCAACTGTTGAACCAATTCCGAGAATGTACGGGCCTTCTCCACAACCGCACTGGGCCGCAGATCGGGCGCTACCGACTTGCGCACCGGAACCGCCGCGAGGTTGTCCGCGTTCTCTGGGGGAGTCACCAGACTGCCAGCGTTGACATTCGCGCCGGACGCTGCCGTTTGCAACGCCTTTTCCACCGCGCCTAATCGTTCTATCAGCACCGTCGCCCAGGCCGGCGGAGGATCGCCGGCGGGATCTGGCAACGCCTCATCCAGCGCTTTCGCCGTCGTCGCCAGCGCCGCCATCACCCCTTGACGCTGCGTCCCTGCATCCAGTGTCGCATCACTGAGCAACTGCTGCGCAGCCTCGGCGAAAGAGCGCGCCACGCGCACCGCCGGCGCTTCGCCATCAACCGGCAACTCTACCGGCGTTTCCGTCTTGGCGACAATCTCCGCCGGCTCATCCGCGCTGGTCTCGTCTGCCGCCGTTTCCGGCGCTTCCGGGGCTTCCGGGGCTTCCGCCTGCCCATCCCGGGCCTTTGCCGCCACCTGCGCCTTGAACTCCTCGATGCTCTCACGGAGAGATGCTACGGCTTCGTCAGTGGTGTCGCTCGCCCACCAGGTGTCATAGGCTACATCCCATAGCAGGTCCAGCAGTTGCGCGATCTCGATGATACGATCCCACTGCTCATCAAAAGGCGCGCGTTCGGCCATCCACTGCTGCCAGCGCTCCACCGCCTCCATAAAGGCGCCCTTGGCAATACTCCGCGTATCCGCATTAGCGGAAGAAACTTCGTCCGTTGCATCGGCGTCAGCATCGGCCTCGTCATCGCCTGTGATGTCCAGCGACTTCGCCACTGACTCCAGCCACGTGCGCGGGTTCACCGGCATCGGCGTCACCATCACGCGTTCCAACTGCACGCCATCGATGACGGGCGTACTGCCCTCCGTGTGGCTTTTTGTGATGAAGCCGAAAACACTCAACCCCAACTGGCGACCCCGCGCCAGTTGCTTGTGCAGCCCTACCGCGCGCGGATTGTCCCGATCCAGTTCCGCGCGGATGTAGAACTCACCCGATTCCAGCACCCGCCCATCGTTCAGATAGCCCAGATCGTCGTCGAAGGCAATCTGAAAATGGTTTGCCTCGCCGCCCAGAGCCACCGTGCCGGTGCGCGCCCACGAGGCCATACTTTCCTGCCCGGCCAGGCTGATCCGCTCATCGTACAAATCCAATCCGGTGTCCGAAGCTACACCCTCGACGAAGAGCGCGCCGTCATCACCATCTACTGCCTTGGCCAACGGCACCAAAAACTTAAATTTCTTCTTCACGCTTCACCTCCATAGGCTCACCATCGCCTGCTTCCACAACTCCTGTATACGCGGCATCGCCGCGTCTATCCCACGCTTGAAGTAGCCCCGTGGGGCCATTTTGGCCGTGCCGAATTCCACATATCCCGCATAATGCACATCGGTCACGACCCATCCCGCGAGATTCTGCATAAAATGACGGATGCTGGCCCGCAGGCGGCCGGTCTGCACCGGCGTCCGATCCTTGATCGCGCCCCCGGCCTCCTGCGCCGTCCCTACCATCGCCGCCTTAAACGCCGGCAACGCTCGCGCATTACCCTGGCGCAACGCCCGCGCAAACTCATCCAATCCCCGCAACTTAACGCTGTACATAGTTAGGCCTTATACCGCGTCACATCAATCTTCCCCGGTCCGACTGCGCATCGACAGCGTGGATGCGCCGGGGGGAACTGTACGCCAATAGAGAAATCGTCGCCCAGCGGCACCTCTTCGCCGTTCAAATCCACACAAATCACGCACGCACCTGGTTGCCCATCGATCCAGCGCTTCGTGACGACTACACCGCCTTCCTGGTAGGCCAGCCACATCCCGCCGTTGAAGGCGCGAATCGTCTCCGTGCGGGCAATAGTCAGCGCGCGCCAGTCCGGTATGTCATCCATCACCGCCGCCACGCGCGCCGCGAGTTGATCCATATCCTCACCCAAATTCCACCCGGCGAGCAGCGTCTCCGTCAACCGGGTGAGCGTCGTCTCCTGGAGCTTTTCGGCGATCCGCAGGCCGTACTCAGCAATGAACCGCTGCGCCGCATCATCGTTGACGTTGAAATCCAGCGGGATACCAATCATCGCCTCGCCGTGCTCGATCCCGGCCTGCACCAGTGCAGTGATCGACGGCACCAATGCCGCCACAATACTCGCCAGGGGAACACTTCCACTGACGATGGACGCCGCGCGCGCCGCCCATTCCTCTGGCGATTCTCCGGGTAACGGGGAGGGCAGCGTCGTGCCGGCCTGCGCATACGCCGCGACCAATGCCGCCTGCATCTCCGCTTCCAACTGCGCCAGCAGCGCGCGTTCCGCGTCGCTCAAATCGGCGGCGTAATCCTCGCCGGTATCCTCCGCCTTCGCTACGTGCTGATGCCCGTGCGCTTCGTCCGCATAGCACCGCGCTATGCTCTCACGTATCCCGCGCAACGCCTCCGGCAACCACGCTTTTTCGGTCGTCTCCTGGTCCGCCTCATCCATGTCCGTGCTCTCGCTACTCGTGGTCACGTCCAGCGCTTCCTCTTCCGTCACTGCGATCTCAAACACGCCCAAGCGCAGCGCTTCCGCCTGCGCCTGTGGCAACGACAGCAGCCCGTCACGTAGCGCCATCGTCAGCGCTTCCGTGTTCGTCCTGCGCGTCATTGCCTCTGCGCTTTCGTCCGAAGGATCAATATCCTCCCACTTTAACTGCAAGTGACTCGGCAGAATCCAATGCTCCACGGCCTCCTTGAGCGTGCGCAGAAGGTGCTGCAGGCCTTTGTTCTTCGACAGTTCCGCGCTGGTCTCTGCCGCAGCCTTCGTATTGATCTGCGTCATAAACCCGATGTCGAGGGGCGACATCTCGAAGTTCGCCGTAACAACAGTCAAATACCAATAAGCCATCGTCTGGAAGGGCTGATCCTTGATCACTTCCTGGAAGCGAATGAACTCCGCCTTATCCGTTCCCCACAGCAAACCAATATCCTCCAGCTTGCCACTGACCTTCGCCGCGTCCCACGCCGCCTTCCACTGCAAGGCCTTGTCCTTGTCGAACCCAGGTCCTAAGTTAAGAAGCCCCTGCGGAATCACATCCGTAAGCAGGCTGTAGTTGTAGTCATCACCAGCCGCCAACGCGTTGATCGCAATCCACGCCTGCTGGACCGGATGCCGGTTGTACCATGTCAACTGCGCTTGCGCGTACCGGTTCCACCCCGCGTGCAGCACCTCATCGGCGGCAAAACGCGCCAGCACCTGCCCCACCTGGTTGACCTGCGCCACCGGCAACTCCCCGCCCACATAACGCAGACTCGCCCCGTCCAGCGCATAAAGGCTAATCGGCACGCCGGTATAACGTCCGTTGCGCACCCGTACCACCTCGACATTGCCACCTTGATGCGCGGTGAGCACATCCTGCGCCAGCAAATCGAATAGTCCGCTGCCGCCGATAACGTTCCCCAGGGCGTCCTTGGCATTATCGAGCAGGAGCGTATAGTACTCCGTCTCCGCCGTCTCCTGCTCATCATCCGTGAGGACCTGGTAGGATAGCCCCGCCATTTGATGGCGCAACGTGTTGCCGCATGCTCCAGGGATACCCTGATTTCCCACGATCCGGCTATGCTCCGTGCGCAGCAACTCAAACTCCGGCAAGTAGCTCCACCAACCAGGAAATGCATTCCGGCTGGTGAACGTCGCTGTCAACTGCGGCTGCCGACTCGGCGCGCCTTTCACTGGATCAGGTAATCCCATGCTCCCCCGTCTACCGTCTACTGTCTATCGTCTTTAGCTTCCGCGTATGGACATTATCAGAAGGCAAATCCGGCCTCCTGCTGCGCCTGTTTGGCGCTCCACACACGGCCAATCAACATCAATGCGTAGCTGTCGGCCCGGTCGTCGTGGTCGCCCTCGGGCGCCCGTAGCGAACTGCCCTCGATGCTCGCCAACTGCACGTAGGAATCAAAACTGTGCAGCACCGTATCCTGCTCGCGGAAGGCGTCCGCCGCCGTGTCGTAAAGCAACGTCTTGCCCCGGCTGTTATCCAGCCATCCCGGTTTGCCGTCATATCCGCTTAGGATCGTCATTTGCGAGTTGTCTGACAGCCACAACAAAACCGCGTGGCCGTGATTGTTGCGCTCAACCATGCCCTCAGCCTGGTTGTACCACTGCGCCAACGTGTCCGCGTGTGCGGCCAGCGTCGCCGGCGCGAACTTTCCTGCCAACGCAGCCACCTCCTCGCCGGTCACCACGTCCCCTACCGTGAGCGCGCTGTCGTCGCTGGTGGGATTCCCCTCGGCCGGGTCCGCGCCCACCACATAGCGCCGCCCCGGAACGGGCAGCACATACACCTCCAGACCGGGGATCGCCGGGCCTACGCCGGGAATCGGCTCCAACGGACGGTAACACCGTTCAATGTGATCCGGCGCAATGCGCTTGTCCAGCGTGCGTGGCGCAAGCGCCTCCGTCTCGGTGGCTGGGTATTGCTCGTGCAGGTCGTCCAGGCTCGTCGTGCGCGCCAGGATGTCGGCCTTCTGCGCGGCGTACCAGGCCGCGTCTCGGCCCGGCCGCACATTCCACGGCAGAAAGATCGGCGTCCACGGCGAATGTCCGCGCTTCGCCTCACGGTACATGCGCTTGAACTCACTGCCCGGCTTGCCCTTATCCGCACGGCTGAGCAGGATCATCCGCCCGCCACCGTCGATCGTCGGCTTTACCGAGCGCATCAAGCGGCCTAGATCAGGCACCAGATCAGCCTCATCCACAACCGCCAGCGTCGCCGTGTACGAGTCTCCGGCGCTGGTGGGGAACGCGCGGGCCATACTGCCATTTTGCAAGCCCCACTCGTGATCGTTATCCTCGACCACCGGGGATCGCATCCACACCGGCAACTTCGCGTACATGCCCTTCAGCCGATCCGTGAGCAGATGTACCGCCTCATCATCACGCTTGGAAAACAGCAGCACCGTCGCCGCAGCGCGAAACAACATCAACCACAATGCATAACCCAGCACCAGCCACGACATCCCCAACTGCCGCGCTTTCAAGATGATCACGAGCAGCCGTTGATCGATGATCCGCAACGCGCGCGCCTGCGCCGCCCATAGCGCAAATCGGACCCAGTCGCGCGCCGTGGCGTCGTAGATCCAGCCGTACCGGTCAAGGAAATACACGGGCGACTCCGCACAACGCAACAACTCGCGCTGTATCGCGGTCTCGTCACCCGTCAGATTCAACGTCATCGCCGTCATCGCCGAATCGCTCCTGCTCCCACGCCAACACATCCGCCCGGGCCTTCATCAAATCGTCCGCCGAGGGCATATTCACCACATCCACCGCCAGCGCCTGGCTGCCGCTGGCCGGAATCCGCTCCGCCATCTCTGGGCTAAACAACTGCGTATAGCGGTCGATGCTCTGCAAGCGATAATCCCCACGCACGTTGGCATCCTGGATCAATTCCATCAAACCATCGACAATCGCCGTCTCCGCATTCTTCGCCAACGCCAGCAGCACGCGCCGTTGCGCCGCCGTCTGTTCGCGTTGCAGTTCCCCGTCCCGCCAGGCCTGTGCCGCTGCCAAACACGCCTCACGCGCCGCCTTCACGTCGGGCAGGTCTCGCACCTTCCACCATGTAGAGCGCGCCGTCAGCAACTTGTCCCGACGCGGGTCGCCGCTGGGGATTGACTTTTCCCGCACAAAAAACTCGTCATCCGTGCAGACCTCGCCGGAGGCCAAGGCCCACGCCAGCCGCTGCACCGTGTGCCGCCGCTTACGCGCGTCCAGCGATCCCCACTGCCCATTCGCATCGGTGATCGCGTCCAACGCCGCGCGCGCTGTATCCGTGAGCCACAAATCGCTATCCATCCAACTTACACCCAACTTCAGACTCTATAAGAAAAAGAGGGGCACGCACTCTATACCGTTGCGGAGCTTCCCCCTTATTACTATGCGAAATAGCGCTCGCGCTTTCAAAACACGCCGGGCATCGTCCCGC